AAAATTTTAGTTTGACAATTGCGCTTGTTCCAAAAATTTACAAACTCCTGTCCTCTTGGATCCGTACTAGTATAGGTAAGATAGCATATAGTCCATTGATATTCTGGATGATTGTGTATAAAACTATAAGCAAAGATTACACAATCGTCGGGATGAGCAACTACACACACTGCTTTCATCGGACACCCCGACTGGCCAAGAAATCCGTATACTGTGTTTGTTGTAAAGTAGTCAATTGAGGCCACGCTCTACGATGTATACTGACTGTGGTAGCATCAGCCATTACCGTAAACTTACGATCAAACGAAGCAACTTCGCTATGACATAGATTACACGGAATCATAGTTGAATTGGCGGTATTGTAAATTTTATCAAAATTGCCAAACTTGTATTGTATCCATCCCGAGTATAGTATAAATTCTGTCAGCATGCCTTGATTTTGAAACCATTCAACAAACGATTGTTGAGTGTGTGACTCTAACCACTTGATCATTTCTCGAGATTGAGCATTGTTAATTATAAAAGGAACGCCGCCTGGTCCCAATTGCTTGACAAGATCAATACCAAACAACTTGTTAACTATTTGTTGACTAGTTTCAAATATTGGATAAATTGCTAACTCGCCCACAATCGGCCTAGATTCTAATGCAGCCATAGATTTAACAAAAAAAGTTTTAGCATCAAGTATTATGCTCCAATCATTGCTGCTGGCAGTGCTAGTCAATAATTTTAATGCCTGCTGACTTACCCATCCATTGTCAACCCATACAGATCCAAATTTTTCTCTTGGAATTACTTGTACACGATCTCGAAAACGACCCCACCAAGAGCAATCAATTCTGGATGCTAGCCCTGTCTCAGCATCTTCGTTGATTACTACAAATATAGTACCTAAATCTTTGCCATATACATCTAGACTCCTGGCTTGAGTCTTTAATGTTTCTAACTCGTCCTGAAATACAATTGTGATAATATCAATCATGTTAGTAATTTTTTAAGAACTTTTCCAAATCACCGTACAACTGTGCTGTCACTGCTTCGCGGCTGCCAAACATATACACACGAACAGGTATGCGTTTTTCAATTTGTATGTAATAAGGAGTTTGTAGTTTGCGATCCAATGCCAGTACAATACGACGATTACCCGGTGTTGGTTTGATATCTATTCCGTAGTGTGCCAAGTCCAGCACACGACTAAACACATAGTAACCGTGATCAGTCAATCTCATGCCACCGGTCTTGCGAATGTTTGACCACCATGATCGTGACGCAGATTCCACAGACTCATCAAACTCTGCCGGCAGCTCTGCTACCAATGCAGTTGTTAGTTTTAATTTGTCACGCACCACTGGGCTGAACAGTATCGCCCTGCTTCAACAACACCACAGTGAACTTGTCAGTCTTGAATTGTGCGTTTAACTTCTTTGAAAGATTATGAGCATGCCCGGGATTGGAGAAAGAAACTTTCTTGTATTTGGGGCCCGGAGTCTGCACCAGCATGTTGCTGGTCTTGAGATTGATAGGAGTGTCTTCGTAAAATACAGCCCACACGCCCGTTGAAGACAACACCTGTTCTGTCTTGTAAGTGGCTTTGTTTGTTAGTTCTAACAGAACTTTGGGTTTGGGTCTTGACATCATTAAACTCCTACATTTTATTTATGACAAGAATAAGGAGTTTTTAGAAAGATCCGCCTTCAACGTCTATGACAATTTTGTCGTTTTGTTGGGCGGCAACAGCCACTTCTCGCAGCTGATTCACAACTAACAGTAGTCGTGTGATGTCGGCGTGTAGATCTTTGGCATCTTTCATTGGCATGGTAAAGTCTTTTGTTGCTCTGGCTTCAAAGCCCTGCACCCGCTCAATGAATTTCTGAATATGGATACTCATTTTTTAAGATATGTCTTGAGATTGGGCGGCGCCCAGCCCAGCGGTTTAAGCACCTTGCCGTCTTCACGCTTGCGAACCTTGCCTGTTTCTTGATCAATTTTGGCAAAGTTTGTGCTCATAACTTCTTTCCATGCGCCCTCAGCATCTGCACCCATTGAATGAATAGCACCAACTGTGACTACTAAAATATCTATCAATGCATCCAGTTGTTCTACACGGTCATCTGACAGTGTCGCTTCTAGTAGTTCTTGGTGTTCTTCAGCAATGAGATTAACGTACAAGGCAAATTGTCCTTCGTTAAACTTGTCAACAGTCTGCCCACAGGCCCTCATAAATTTTTCCTGATCTCTAAATGTATTTGTCATGATGTTACTTGTTCTTTGCTGTGGAATGGACCCCGATACGGGTAGCGCTGTAGTGCAATCAGTTTGGGATCCTGTATCAATTTCCATTTACGACCACGCTTGATAGAATACCATCCGGCGGCAAACCAACTTTTGCTTTTGCGAGTCTTGGTATACAACGGCAACCGATGTGCCACATCCCATACAGGATTGTAACATCTGCCCAACACAGGAAAGCCGTGAACCTGACTGGTGTCGGGTTTGGTCGGTGCAGCACCTTTTTCAAACACAATGTTTGATTCACGGGCTGCAAGTTTAATTGTTTTAAATTGTTTTACTTGATCATGTATGCGTACTTGATAGCCGCCGTTCCATGCTTCGATGTTGCCGACTTTTTGATTGTCATGTTGCAAAATCCAATATTGCTTGTCTGCTATTACTTTAGCCACTAACATTTAGTACTCCTTTATATGTCTCGTTCATCCAACGACCAAAGCTGTCAGCACTTTCGCTGCATCTTACCAAATCGTATTTGCCACAAAATTGCATGAATCTCACACCAACTTGACCAATGTCTTTGTGTGACACCTGTTCAATGATGGCAAGATCCACCGTATCTTTTATGGCCTGCGGTTGATGTGCCAAATCAATCAACTGTCTATTGCGCTCGTAGTCGTCCAGCACACGATGTTCTTCACCGTTGTGGTCCATCCAACGCTGCAACATGAGATTGTTCCACGCATAGCCTTTGTTTGTACGGTCGGCAAATGCTTCTTCTAGGCCCACTTTGTTCTTGGTGCCTTTGGTGCGCACACCTGGATATGCCGAGAACACATTGTCACTGGTGTCACCACGCATACATTTCTCAAACAGCAACCACGCAGGGTCTGGAATCTTTTTGGGTTCTTTTGTTTTCTTGTCAACTACAGGTCGACCCTTGGCATCAAAGATGCCGTCGACAGTGATAAGTTCGTCTGTGATACCATTGTATTGTTTCACATTGGAGGCCACCAACTGCACAAAATCTGTGTCGCTGCTGATCACAATGTGGTCGTCTTGGGGATGTAGATTGATCCAGCGAGCAATGATATCATCGCCTTCAGCAGTGGGACATCTAAGCACACTACAGTTGGTTCGTTCTGACAAGTATTTAGTCAGGTTGTCAAAAGCCTCCCAGAACATCTTGTCTTCTTCAGCTTCAGATTCGGTCAATGCTGCGCGAGCCACAGCACGGTTGGCCTTGTAAGGTTTATAATGATCTTTGCGCCAGCTGCGACCTTCCAGTGCAAATACCACATGGTCTGCTTCAAAGCGTTTGACCACTTTGTTGGCGCTCATCAAGGTGGTGTGCAGCGCTACTCCAACTTTTTCCCAAGGATCACTGGCTCGAAAAGCTGTGTGCCTGGCACGAAAGAACATGTTGGCTGTGTCAATTAGTACATATTTCATAATCTAATTATAGCAGAAATAACAATAAAGATCAATCATTATGAAAATTTATATATTTTTCTGTGTAGTTTTTTGTTAACAACATATCAAAGTCAAACCCAAGGCTTTTTCCTAATTTGACTATATCTGAATGATTATCTCGTATCAATGGATTCCAGTTGTTGATTACAAAATGATAATTTGATAATTCTATGTCATTATTCCATTTTTGGTAAACGTCAAGACTTAAATAATGCTCTTTAAGCCCTTTAAGTCTAATAGCAAAATTAATAAACACTAGATCGGCATTTACCAATACTGTGAAAATCACATTATTCTTAAACTTTTCTAAATAATTATTAAAGGTATCTTTATCATGTGCCACTAACGGCAGCCATACATCGCCCAATTGATCTAAATCATTCAGTTCTAGATCATTCAAATTTGTTGATATTGCACTCCGTATTTTTTCACCAAATAGTTGTCTACATCCTTGCTCATAAGAGAGCCATTGTTTGGGAGTTTCTTTTGGAGGAATAGTAGTCAATAATGATTGTTCTAGTAATTCTTTATTTTTTAAAATATTTTTAGCTATTTTAAAATTTGGAAATGCTACTTTGTAACTGTAAGACAGACAGTTGGTAATAAATTTACCACCACCACCACGATAATAATATAACAACAGAATTTTCATTTATTAAATTTTGTTGTTGGCATTGATATATTGCAACATAAAACGATTCCAAAAGCTGTGACCATCGCTGCCAAAATGCCACGATTTGGACGTAACTGTTTGGATACCTTGTGCCTGTATTCGAGCATTGTAAGTACCTGCAGGATCATACGGATCAATGTAACTGGTACCCCAGTCTTTTCGGTCCTTGATAGTGCTAAAATCGTTGTTGCCATTGAAGAAAATGTGATTTACGCCCAATCCTTCTAAATCGGTATGCAGTTGCCAAATTTCCTTGTGTGCTTGTTTGGTTTTTTCTTTCCAATCAACTGCGACTACAAACTCCTTGTAGCGTTGTTTATGTTCTTCGGGCACATCGTCCTGACCGCTGGCACCTATTTGATAATACACACCGTCAATCAACCATTCTTCGCGTTCCCAAGTGCTCCATTGGATCACCATCAACACTTCGTCAAAGTTGCGTATCCGGGTCAACCAATCCCTAGTTGTTCTAAGTATTCTGCTGTTGCTGCTGGCACTCTCAGCACCACAGTGCAAACTGGCTCTTAATGCAGTG